GGCCTTTACAAATATTGTAATCTTCCAAAACAAAGGCCAGTGCTGCTGAGGCTTCGGCGTAAATTTCCATGGGAAACTCTCCATCCCAGTCGCGATCATCATGTGTTCCGAACGCGAAGTCATCACCACAAGACATCCAAGTCATAAATTGTTCAAACTCGTCTATTGTGGTCCAGAGAGGCAAACCCTTGTACTCTAAGCAACAAAGTGTAGCATAAATGTGTCGAAACGTGTTAATGTCACAATTTCCTCTAAAAGTTAAAAGCATCCCGCTTTTCATTCCTCTAACAATTTGGATGACTAAGGCCACTCCAGCTGCCCAAGGTAAGACACAATTTGCTTTCCTAAAACACTTATCCAAGATAAATTGAAGACGTCCCCATCCTTTCTCGAAGACATCTGGTTCAAAATGGCCAGCTAAAATTTTAAAGTACATTTCCAACAAAGTTGGAAACATGCTGGCATCCCATTTAACAAAATCCATCTTGGACTTCACTTTGTAAGTGCCGTAATTTGAAATGTAATTCCACAACTCATTCCACCCTCCGTGAAAGGGGCTCCAACCCGTGGTTGAATGTGATACATAAAAAGGAAGCTGATTAGTAAAATCAATATAGTCGCCATAAGTGGCAGCTTCCAAATAATGAGTGTGAACTCCTGATGCGTTGAATGATCGAACCTTTCCGAGGAGGATGCGATCCATGTCTCGTAATTCAACTTTACCTAGTTGATCAAAAAGAATGTCTGGTGACTCACCTGCGTCAACCCGTCGGATAAAATCAACGACAGATTCTTCGTGTCTTAACATGAAAACTCCCTTCTGAGGTATCCACACCTTCACAGGGTAGCCTGTCGAAGCATTCTTATTGAGGTCCGCTGTAATTTCTTCAATGCTTTTGAACCTAATTTTTCTCAAACCCATCATCTTTCCTACAAATTGTCTGAAGATGAGAACTGCTCGTCTGTAAATTTCTGGGTTAGGTTCAAACCTCTTGTACACGCAGTATTTAGTAAAATCTCTTTCCATCGACTCAAAAGTCGGAACTGCTACTCCCCAATCTGTGTCTCCTGGACGAGGTAAATCAAATTTGTCCATATTCTGTAAATAAACATCAGATAGCTCATAAGAGGATTTATCATTGAAGCGGTATTTGACGATACCAATTGGTGTTGCCTCAGTCCAGGTGTCTGGAATTCTTCGTAAATTATAGTCATCTGCTATATACTGAGCAATAAAGGGACGCATGTTTGATGGTAGATAATCAAAATTCATCTCCAAAGTATCTGTGAGCTTAGATTGAGCTCCGTGATTCAATCCTTCTTCCACTTTCTCAAAAGCTGCAAAGAAAGGCTTATCGTCCTTATCTAAAACCAATTGTATAGACACTCCCACATTTCCTGTGCCAGTAGATCCTTTGTGTATTCCTACAACTTTTCCTTCCACTGTGAAAATTGGTAAACCAGAATGTCCTGGTATCGTTGGGATATAATGCCACAACATATTTTGTCGTTTGTAAACAGGTCCTAAAGCTAGGTTCTCTTCTCCATTAGGTTCGATTGACAAAATAAATCCCAGTCCTTCATAATCATCTCGCTGTGGTTGGAAACTAGGTGGCATTTGACGTGTTTTTGGTGGAGTTAAAATGCAAAAGTCTCCTGCTCTATTCATAAACTCTACTCCCCAAGGTTGTGTTAATTTGCTATCGGTTTGCTCAGTCAAGAAATTCTCTTGAACTTCTCCTTGTACTCTCTCTCT